GGGATGTTATTATACCCGTCTGGAATATTTCTTTGCGATCTTTTTAACCTTACTAATGCCGCTACTATTTTAGGTAATATTTCTGGCACTTACTTTATTTCAGTGTCTGCTTTAGTCGCCAGTTTCTTCGGCGCGTCAGCCTACCAAGCAAAGAAAAAAGGCAACTGTAAATGCTAAATTTAATTATCGGGCCTGCAATAGATCTTGCAAAAGATTTTATTAAGGGAAAAGCAGACGAAAAGAAAGCAATCCAAGAAAGAAAGATTGCAACAATTCAGAACGATGCCGATTGGGAAGCAAAGATGGCATCAGGTGCGGAAAAAAGCTGGAAAGATGAATGGTTTTCTGTACTACTTTCTTTGCCACTAATAGGTGTAGCGTATAGTGTTATCGTCGATGATCCACAAATTATCTCTAGAGTTAACGAGGGCTTTGCGGCACTCAGTCAACTACCGGAGTGGTATCAGTATCTCTTGTTTATTGCTGTTTCTGCTTCTTTTGGCTTGAAGTCAGCAGATAAAATTATGAATTTAAGGAATAAGAAATGAGTTTCTCTTCTGTAATCGAGATGGTCCTTCACCACGAAGGTGGCTATATCAATCATCCGAATGATCCGGGTGGTGAAACTAAGTATGGCATAAGTAAACGTGCCTATCCAGAAATTGATATAGCTAATTTAACGGAAGAAGATGCAGGAGAAATATATTTTAAGGACTATTGGTCCAAAATTAAAGGTGAGGATTTGCCTAGGGGTGTTGCTTGTGTTGTCATGGACTATGGTGTCAACTCAGGCATCAGTCGTGCGTCCAAAGCATTACAACGTGCCTGTGGAATCAAGGAGGGTGACGGCATCATCGGCCCCCACTCACTTGCCGCAGTCTGGACTACAGTCAAAAACGAAGGTGAAGAATACGTAGTGAATGAGGTTACTAGTATTCGTCAGCAATTTATTAGAGGTTTATCTATCTACGATACATTTGGCAGGGGATGGGAACGTAGAATCGATGAGACACGTGCCAAGGCAATGGAGTTAATCGACAATGAGTAAGCAATTTAAAGGCTTTACAGAACAACAAATGAAACGCATTGCGGAAAAGCTGGGTTACACCGGACCAATGAGCAAGTTCAGTGAGTTCTTACAAAGTAACCAAGGAGCAATGAATAAATTTGCTGGGTTAAATGAAAAAGTAAAATTAAAAATGCAAGAGGGGGGAACAGTTCCTCCTGCTAATCAGGCTGTTACTCAGGCGACACAGCCTATACCCGCTCAGATGACACCTACATATCAGTACGATGAAACAACAACGCCATCGGGCGATGCAACAATGCCAGAAATTGCCGCCGCCAGAATGTCCACACCGGGATTGCCCGTTGGGGGAACTACAATAGCTCAATCTACAGCGGTTGAACCGGGTCAATTTGTAACAGGGCAAGACGCAAAAGTAGAAGGCGATGTTTCTGTAACAGCCACACAAGCAGATACAGAAAAGGCACAGGATATTACAGCGGGAACTGCCGCTACATTTGACGCAGACAAAGTTACAGAAAAAGCTAAAGAAGAATTAAAAAATACACAGGCACAAACTGGATCTGTAACTACTTCGATGGAAGCGGCGGAGGCTAACGCTACAGAAACTGAGGTAGGAACAATTCCTGCGGCTCAAATAACTGAGGCTACTAAAGTAAAGGCACCAGCGTCTCGCACTCTGCAAGATGGCGAAATGGTTCAGTCAACCTTTGACGCACAGAAAGCCGCAGATTTTGCTGAGTCTATACAAGCGGCGCAAGCTGATCCATCGACAGCCGCTCTAGTTCAAGGACAACTAGACAATCTAATGGATGATTTTGCTGGGGGGCAAACACCTTCTTGGGCGGCTGGTGCTATCCGAAATGCCAACGCCGCAATGGCGGCACGTGGATTGTCTTCTTCATCAATGGCAGGTCAAGCAATTTTGCAAGCAACTATGGAAGCGGCTCTTCCCATTGCTCAAATCGATGCTCAGACAACTTCTAATTTTGAGATGCGAAATCTTGACAATCGCCAAGCACGTGCAATGTTAGCGGCTGAGCAAAGAGCTAATTTTATAGGTCGGGAGTTTGATCAAGAATTCCAAGCCCGCGTAATGAACGCAACAAAGATCTCTGAAATTGCCAACATGAACTTTAACGCCGAGCAAACGATTGCTTTAGAAAATGCAAGAATGGCTCAGACGGTAGATCTACAAAACCTATCCAACAGTCAAGCAATGGTTATGGCGGAAGCCGCGCAGATAGCCAATCTAGAAGTTACTAATTTAAATAATCGTCAACAGGCGGCAGTGCAGAACGCACAAGCGTTTTTACAGATGGATATGGCTAATTTAAATAACCGGCAACAAACTGAAATGTTTAAAGCGCAGAGTAGAATACAGGCGTTGTTTTCAGATCAGGCGGCGGACAATGCGGCAAAGCAATTTAACGCCAGTTCCCAGAATCAAACAGATCAATTTTTTGCAAATCTTTCTGCGCAAGTATCTCAGTTTAACGCGGGTCAGGCAAACGCACAAAATCAGTTTAACGCAGAGCAATCTAATGTTGTAGGTAGATTTAATGCAGAGCTAAAAAGTCAACGTGAACAATTTAACGCAGAGAATCAATTAGTCATAGAACAAGCTAACGCTCAGTGGCGCAGACAAATTGCAACAGCAGATACTGCGGCAGTAAACGCCGCCAACCAAGCAAATGCTCAAGCTATTTTAAATATCTCTAACATCGCGTATTCCAATTTGTGGCAAGAGTACAGAGACACAATGGAATGGGCATGGACCTCAACTGAAAATGAAAGACAAAGAGATTCAGCATTGGCAATAGCAAAACTTAATGTGGATGCAGACAAATATTCAGCAGATGCAAAAGAAGATGCCGCTAACTCTGCGGCATGGGGTAGATTTGTTTTTGATATGGTAAGTGATTGGATTTAATTAATAGGAAAGAATATGTCTTCTCAAGATATTACCCGTGCCTATAAAGAATTTTTACGGCAAGAAGGTAAAAGAAAAATTGCTATGAAGAATAAGTTGACTGCTTCTTCTACTGGTTTATTGGCTCGTAGAAATATAAATAAGCCAGAAAATTCTTCAAACAATTCAGATATGGATTTCATTCAATCCATTGTGAACAATTTAAGGAAGCAAGGAGGGAAGACCGATGGCTAAACCTAGCCCTATGTTAGACGGACCTGTTGCTGGTCAAGCGCTCACATCTGAACCCGGTGCTCGTCCGTGGGAACAACCCGCTATGTATTCGACTGTCGAAGACACTCTTCTCTTTTATTTAGAAAATCTTTCTCAGCCTAAAAAGCTAGCAAACATGTTAGATAAAATAGAAGAAGGTGCTCCTTTAACTTTAATTGCTGACACACTACAAACGGCAGGAGTAACAAAGGGGATACATTCTTTGGATGTAGGAATCTTAATTTCTCCAGTGCTAATAGAGTTTATGAAAGCCGCCGCCGATCACGAAGGTATTGCCTATACTTTGGGTATAGAAGAAAACGAAGATGAAATTGATGAAAACTTGGCGAATGCAGTGGTTAAAAAAGTATTCAACGGCAAAAAAGATAATGAAGTTATGCCTGAACCGACGAGTGAAGACAAACCCAAACAACAAGAAAAGGGTGGACTAATGTCGCGTCCCGTCAAAAAATCGGAGGAAGTAGTAAATGTTTAGTTTAGGTGGCGCTTTTGGGCGTGGCTTTGTTGAGGCCGCGACAGATCGAAGACAAGAAACTAGAAGCGTTGTAGAAAAAGCCTCCAGCGATGCTTTTTTGCAAGCACTAGAAGAGGCGCAAGAAACTCGCAAAGAAAGAAATGCTAGGAAAAAAAGATTGCAGGAGTTAGCCGCATCTTTGGAACTCTTTGGATTAAACGAACAGCAAACGATTGGTGTTATGTCTATGGGAGAAGAGGGCGCTAAAGATTTCTTGGCGCAGGCCAGAGAAGCTAGAAAGCTTAACAAAGATTTTGATGTTAGTAAGGTTGTTACTGTTGCTGAAAAAACAAACATGACAATAACCGATGCTATTAACAAGACAATGGGCGAACTCAAGAAACCAGAACAATCTAAGCTTCCGGCGTTTGCCCAGAAAGATAAAGGATTGTTTGATATTGATCGAAGCAAAACAGCAAGGAAGCAATTTGAGTTATTGGGTGAAGCTTATGGCGAAGACTTTGACACAATTAGTGCAGAGGCCGCAGGAGATTACACAACAGAAGCATTGCCAACAGGTGCGCAAATCGATTACTCGCTGTTTAAGACTCCTCCGTCAGAATTGGATAAGGCTAAAACAGCCCTTTACAGAAAACAAGCTGAAGAAATTCAAGCTGACATAGATGCTTTGGGTAAAACAGAACCCCTGAAACCATCAGATCAAAGAGCTACTACCTCTCTAGTCGCACAATCATTAGGTCCAGCTTTAGCTAACTTTGTTGGCGAGGGCGTTAGGTATGATGCAGAAAAAGGCGAATTTTTCGGTACAAATGTAGATAATAAAAGAGCGGCGCAAGCTCGCGCAATTATTAACAAATCTGCCGAAGAGGGAATTAACTTGCTGAACGGTGACATGGCAACATATTACCGCGCAAATATAGGTCGCGTAATAAATTATTTAGGGGACACATATTTGCCGAACGAATTTGGCGTAAACGTAGCTTTGCCAGAAACTGAAACATCAGCACCGCTAGAATCAACAGTTGTTCCGATGACATCAGGCGATGCAGAGATTAAAGTAGCTGGATTGAAAGCTGAATACAACGCGATTACACAAAGAAAACAAAAAGAAAATTTTAAAAAATCACAAAGAAAAAGCATAGCCCAAAGTTTAATGCAGGGTGGCATGTCTAAGAAAGATGCTATGAATGAAGCCAGAAGAATTGTTAAAGATGCTCTTCGATAAGGATTACTATGTACACTGAATTTGAAGACGAACGCCTCAATCGAGAGGTGCTTACAGAAGACATTGACTTCATCGCAGATGCAGAATCTTTTTTAGCTAAGCGTACTGATAAGACGTATGAAACTAACGAAGATATCTATGATGCATTTATGAAGCATATGCGTTTTCAAGATACAAATGAAGTGACTGCTGTCAGGGATCTAATGTACGCACAAGAAGCAGACGAAGATTCTAAAGCTGAGTTTGGCAGACTGATGAATGTATTTGATCGCATGGAAGGTGAGATCAATCTAGATATGGTTGGAGATTATCTAGAAGCAGGGGTTACGGCTCCGTCTACGTGGTTAGGAATCGTTACAGGTGGTGCAGGTAAACTAAGTGCCTTAGCGGGAAAGCAAGCCGCACAGATAGGCATGAGAGCGGTTACAGGAGAAGTTCTCAAGGGAGAGGTTACTAAACAGGTATTAAAGAGTGGCCTCAAAGGAGCGGCTGTAGAGGGAGTTATTGGAACAGGCCAAGGTGCCGCACAAGAATCTGCTCGTGTAGAAACTGGAGTACAAGATGAGTTTACAGGTGTGCGCACTGCATCGACAGGCGCATTGTCTGCTATTGGTGGGGCATTGCCTGCTGGTTTAGCTGGCCTGCAACAAACAGTAGGCTTCACAGGCAGAGGCGGAGCTAGAAAAGCTAGAGCTTTACAGGAAGCCGGAGAGGCGGCAGAGACAGCCGCACAAGAATCAGCGAAGGCTGAAGTAAAAAAACAGTTCAACAAAATACGCAGTAAGACGCGAGTCGAAAAAACTAAAAAAGAAATTCTGGGTGATAAGATTGATGAAGTCCGCAAAGCGTACAGACAATCGCAGGGACAGAAAGATGCGTTAGATAAGACAAAGGTTGCCGAAGGCAAGGAATTATTAAAAGACCTGTCAACTACAGAGCAACTCCTAGTCCGGCTCGATGACGAAACCCTAGATCAGATAACAGCCGCCGCATTAGAACTTGGCACAGAGCTTAAAATAAAGCCCGGTAAGCGTGTTACAGAAGCTGTCGCACGGGGATTAGCAGACGGAGAGATTACATCCGAATCTGTCCAACAAATATTAAAGAAATACAATCTGACGACAGATCAGTTTTCGTATATATACATGGCTGAATTATCTGATGCGGGCCGTAAACTTGGGCAGGCATCTAGGCTAGCTAAGAAATCAAGGAACGATCCTACAAAAATTGCTGATCGAGACAACATGCAACGCCAGTTAAATAATTTACAAGGCGCTGTTGAGGGACTACTGGATAGCACTGTAGGAGGGCTGTCTAAAGACGAAGCAAAGCGGATTGCCAAAAGTGCCGCGCAAAGTGATCGCTTGTATAAGTTCTTTAGCGAGATAGATAGATTCCGATTAGCTTCTATGACGGCACAGGTAGCTACCACAGTGCGGAACACTGCGGGTGGCTCTATGCGTGTAGCATTAGATATTTTAGATGAGTCTTTTGAGATAGCATTTGATGCGGGACTGAACATAATTAGGGGTCAGTCGCCAAGAGAAGCATTTAAAGATCCCTTAGCTATATCCAAGAACCTCCTTTTCAATCAGAACGAAGCCAAGGTTGTACGCGGACTGTTTGAAAAACACATGCCTGTAGAGGCTGAAAGATTTTATTCACAGTTCTTTGACAACTTAGATACGGTGACTACTCTTGGCTCTACCGGGCCACTGACTACGATGGGCGCAAAGCTTAACACTCTTAACCGCATTTCTGACAATATCTTTAAGCAAGCTGTATTTTCTGGAAAGCTGGATCAGCTTGTGCGTAAGCAACGTAGAGCGCAAAACAAAGCAGGTGGCCTTGCTGAAACAATTGCTGAAGGAGAGTTCAAGAATATTGATCCTGAATTGATGCAAGAAGCGATTGATATGTCTTTAGACTTCGTTTACCAAAAGTATCCGAAAGGTAAAGATGGAATATCTCGAATAGGACAGGCTGTTATAAGGGGCCACCGCAATTTTCCATTTTTAATATCTTCATTTATTCCTTTCCCCCGTTATGTGATTAATCAACTCAGCGTTGTTACACAACATACTCCTTTATTGGCTATGGCCGCTAATAAAATGATGGGCAAAAAAGCAGTCACGCCCGAAACATTAGCTAAACAAGTTACTGGGGGCGCGATGTTTGGTAGCTTTCTAGCTTTACGCTCAAATCAGCCGGAAGAAAATGAATGGTATGAGTTCACCACAGATGGTGGCAAGACAATGGATTTGCGGGCAACGCTTGGTCCTATTGCTCCATTTATGTGGGCGGCGGACATTTACGCTCGTGAGTCAAAGGGATTGATACAAAAGAATTTAGTTCAGAATGGAAAAGATTTAGTACAAATGTTAGGCGGTCCCCAGTTCCGCGCAGGCACAGGCTTATACGCTTTAGATCAAATGTGGAATGATCTTGTGTCAGAAGAGGGTGAGCCGGGGCTTAAATCGCAAAAGATTGCGGCTCGATTTGCAGGTGACATGGCTAACACCTTTACTCTGCCTGCCGCTACGATTCGTGATCTAGTATCTTTAGAAGATGCAGATAAAAGAATGCTCGACGAGAGCGCCTATACGAACTTCCTTGATATTCTTTTAGCTAGAGCAGGTCGTTCGCTACCAGATTTTGGGGAGGCAGATGAAGCAGAACCAAGATTTGATATTACACAGGAAGAAGAACTTAGATACATTGATCCACTAGAACGACAACTCTTTGGTGTATCAAAGAGAGCGCCGAAGAATGACTTCCAAAAAGAACTAGGAAGACTACGCATCACATCTTACGACATCTATAAGCCCACTCCATTTGGATATGAAGATCGTTTGATTCGACGTGAAGCGGCTAGAAGATTGACCCCAGAGATGACTGCGTTTATGCGCTCTGAAGAGTATCAATCGCTCCCGGAAGAAACCAAGCGCGACATATTAATAAATGCTTCACAAAGCATTATGTCTGATATACGAGCTAATGTCCGTGAACAGTTGCTTGATACAACACAGATTAAAGAGACAGAAGCTAAGTATAACGCCCAGTTTATGTATGAAACTCTACCCTCTGCAATAAAGAAGGGTGCTACAGCGGCGTATAAGAAGCAGTATGGTGAAGCCCCATCTGATGATTACCTAAAATTCATGAAGGAATTTATGCCGACATATAAGGCGGCAAGAAAGCAAATGAGTTTTAGCAAAGGTGGTGCAGTATTAGATCTTTTCGGGGGCGCAAAGAAACAAGCCGATGATGTTGCTGATGATCTAGACACGGTAACAGATGCAGATTATTTATCAGAGCTAGATGAGGACGCACTGTTAGATGAAATGGAAGGGCTTACAGAATTCCGTTCCGATGATGATATCATTGACCCCTTCGATCTAGATCCTGACACAAGAAGAATGTTGGAGAACGCGGGAGAACTCGCGCTGGAAACTGTCATAGGATTTATCCCTGTTGTAGGTGATGTTTATGATGCCTATAACGTAACAGATAATCTTCGACAGGCTAAGTATTTAGATGCGGCAATAGACGCTATTGGTTTCGTACCCTTCATTGGTAATGCACTAAGCAAGGGCGTGAAGGTTACAGTCGATATGTTCAAGAACAGTGATCCTGTAATCAAGAAACGTGCGCTTGCTGAATTCACAAGTAAAGAGGGTAGATTACCTGACCTATCAGATGAAGCTGACCTAGACGGTTTGGTGCAGTCTGCGGCTAAACAGGAAAAGATTGTCGCCGGTATGAATACGGCTAGACCAGACATGCCGCTATTTCACGGAGCGCGAAGACCAGTTGATCAACTCATAGATCCCAAGAAGAAAGCACGTGGAACTAAGGGACATCAAGAATTAGGTACTGCCTCGTTAAGTACATCCCGTGATCCGTTGATGTCCGCTGAAACATTTCAATCGGGCGATGTAGGTGACATGTTTGTAGCTAAGCCTAAACGTGGACCAGCGGCTAAGACGGACATGTCTGCACGGGAGTATGATCTGCTTCGTGCTCAAGCAAAAGAGAATAGGACGGCAGGTAGGGAGTTTGTGCAAGAGAGCGAGATGTTACCCACACAAATACCTAAGACAGCACATACAGAAGCTGAGACTATAATTCAAAACATAGAAGATATTGATGTAAGTAAACTAAAAGATAACCCGGAGTTGTACGAAAAAGTAACCAAAGGTTTAAGAGAACTTAAACAGGTGCGCAGTAATATAGATCAAGTAGAGAAGCTCGGATCTACTTTAAAATCCAAGAAAGATGCGATGGTCCATTATAACACAGTGAAGAGCACAATGAAGCAGGCACTTGGTTTAGCTAAATACACTTCCGGTGCCGGTGCTAGAGGTAAGTATGATCAGATACTAAATGATTTGGGTAACAAAGATATATACCCCGACTTCATCAAGGGACTAAGAAGTTCTGCTAACATGCTAGGCGATACGCAGAGAGGTAAGCAGATGAGAGATCTTGCTGAAGCAATGGAAGAACACGCAGACCTGATGCAAGATAAATCAGTAACTGCGCTAGAAGCCGGTCAGATCCTTACCCCCATAAAGGAAAGGATTATGGATATCACCCAGAAAATGAACCGTGGTGGCTTAGCAAGTAGACGCACATAAAAAGCCCCGCATTGCACGGGGCTGTATGCTTGCTGTTAGTGTGAGGGCTGACAGCGGAGGGAAAGCTACCTTAGTAGCTTCTCTCTTATATATTATATATAGTTATATACAATACATTTAAAATGTCAAGTAGTTATTACGCCGCTTGCCATCCCCAATCATCGCCTTCCATGCCTGCGGCATTGTAGTCGGTAACAACACCTTCAAAGAAATTCTTGTGTGAATCACCCGCGATTACCCAATCTACCCATGGTAAGGGATTTTCTTTTACTTTATAGTTACCTTTCAATCCAAGCTGAATCAGTCTTCGATCAGCAATATACCTGATGTATTGCTTTACTTCTTCTTGACTGAGTCCTTCCAGATCTCCCATTTCATATGCAAGTTCAATAACTTTATCTTCAAGTGCGACTGCATCTCTAACCATTTGATAGATATCTGATTTAAGATAGTCATTAACGATTCGCGGATGTTCCTGACAAAAGGTTCTAAATAATTTGACCATGCCGTCACAATGCATTGTTTCATCGCGTACACTCCATTCTACTATTTCACACATGCCCCGCATTTTTCCGAAGCGTTGATAGTTAAGTAACATAACAAAAGCACTAAACAAACTCATGCCTTCATTGATCACAGATCTAGCTACTGCCTTTGCAAGTCCCCCCCTACTGTTAGTATCAAGATCTGCCATGAATTCTATCTTGTCTGACATTTCTTGATACTCCAAGAACGCGGAGAACTCCTCTTCTGGCAACCCTAGTGTATCATTAAGTAAAGCGTAAGAGCGTTGATGAACAAACTCACGGTTAGCAAAGCTAGTAAGCATCGCACGTATTTCATTATTCTTAAATTTTGGGATGTAAGATTCCAGATAGTTAGTTCCAACTTGGACATCTGACTGCGTAAACAATCGAAGTATTTGCGTGATATGGTTCTTCTCGACATCTGTTAATTTTCCATTATTCCATTGAGAAACATCATCTTGTAACCTGCATTCCCATTCACCCCAGTGTACCTTCTCATGTGCAACCGCTTTTTCCACGGCCCACGGATATTGAAAGGGCTTGTATGTCTTTGATTCTTCTAGTAGGGGCATGACACCACTCCGTTTATTACGTGTAAAAAAAGCCGGTACTAGACCGGCAACAAGGGTAGTTATACTCAACAAAAAAGATTAGTCAACATCTTTTTTATTCAACTCTTTAGTTAATTCATTAACTCTTTGACGCAGATAAACAATTTCTTTTTCTGCCTTTTCCATCTGTTCATATAGCTCTGGGTCATCAAACAAAGTACTCAACCCAGAGTAACACATTGCACACAGAGACACTGGTAAAATACCTAGCTCTCCACTTAAGCCACCTTCAAGATCTATATCAAATTCACCATGACAGATGGAACAAACTAACTCATGATGACTTCTATCTATCATACTCATTATCCCTGACAACTGATGCATTCTTCTGCATCGTCGCCAGAGAAATCCTTTAGCGCATTGCGCTCCACAGATGCACCTACTTTGTCAGCAGACACTCCTGCGTTTGTACGTAAGTAGTATAACCCTTTCAAGCCATCTTTCCAAGCTTTTATATGAACAGAGTTTACGTACGACTTAGGTGAACCAGCCGGGAAAAATACATTCACGGACTGTCCTTGGCAAATAAACTCCTGTCTCTTCGCCGCATGTTCAATAACCCACGTCTGATCGAGTTCAAAGGCCGTTTTGAAAACTCTCTTTTCGTGGTCTGAGAGGAAGTCCAGATGCTGGACAGAGCCTTCTGAAGCAATGATACCCTTCCACGTTCTCTCCGTATTTTCACCGTGTTCCTCCAGCACTTTTTCTAACGCTTTGTTCTTAACCAAATGCGCACCTGCACGTGTTCTGTGAGTGTATGCATTCGACTTGATAGGTTCGATAGACGCTGAGCACCCGCAGATAATTGACGAGTTAGCATTAGGAGCAATCGCAAGTAAATGCGCATTACGCCTCCCTGTGCCCGCCATATCAGGTGATTCACCTCTCTCTTTAGCCAATTCATGCGTAGACTCCACAGCGTCTTCTTTGATCTTCTTAAACATCTGATAGTTTTCACTAGCCGCTTGCCAAGAATCCCATGCGATACCTTTGTTTTGTAGGTACCCGTGAAAGCCCATTGCGCCTAAGCCAATGGACCGTTCCATATACGCGCTATACTTAGCCTTCTCTAATTCTTCCGAAGCATGTCGGATAAAGAATTTAAGGACGTTGTCCAAGAGTCGTACCAAGTCTTGAACCATTCTACTGGTTCTCCACTCGTCCCACTTTTCGAGGTTGACGCTGGAGAGACAGCAAACTGCTGTGCGTTTTTTAGATGTTGCGAGATGAATTTCATTGCAGAGATTACTGCCTTTAATTGTAAGTCCAAATGATTTTTGAGAATCTGGTAGCCCTCTGTTTGCTGTGTCGATAAAGTTGAGGTAAGGGGAGCCTGTTCTGAAACGAGCCTCAAGTATTCTTTGCCACAACTCTCTAGCTTGGATTGTAGATCTGATAGCTCCTGAATCAGGGCATCGTAGTTCCCATTGTTCTCCATTTTGTACTGCCTCCATAAAAGCATCGGTGATATTAACTGCGTTGAATAAATTCAAACACTTTCTATTAACGTCCCCACCTGTGGGAACTTTAAAGTTTATAAACTCAATAATCTCCGGGTGAGATACATCGAGATATGCCGCGTAAGATCCCTTGCGAGTCTTGCCTTGTTTATAAGCTGTCATCTGCGAGTCAACAACTTTCATGAACGGTATTACACCGGGTGCCTTATCACTTACGGGGCGAACAGAGGACCAGTGACCTCCCACACCGCCACCTTTTACAGACAGCCACGCTACTTCAGAGTTGTGCTCAATAAGAGAATCCAAAGTATCGTCAACATATGTAAGAAAGCAACTAATAGGAAGCCCTTTCGGACTATTGTTGGAATCTGGTGCATTAGACAAAACTGGGCTAGCAAACATAAACCAACAGTTGCTAGCGTAATCATAAATGCGTTGAGCAAAATCATAATCACCCTCACAATAAGCCACAGCCGCTCGTGCAAATGCTTGCTGTGGAGATGTTTCATTATCTAACATGTAATAATCTTTGAGTAAAGCAATCCCTTGCTTACTTAGGTTATTATCTCTAGATAAATCAATATTAATAGTTGAATATTTCATTACCAGTTTGTTCCTTCAGTCTGCTTCATTAGCTCTTTCGCTTTCTTCAGATACCAAATGGCTTTACCTACGTTACTAATTGGATCTCCTTTGCGCCAAAGACGAGTGCCAAGATACTTTAAAGCATTCCCATGACAATAATGAATAGCGTCATAAGGACCAAGGACATCAATAATATAGTCAATCGTTTCGATAGATCCACTGTTGTAATGCTCTGGTTTTTCAATCTCGTCCCACATGTCCGCATCTACCATGTCTTCAAGGACGGCGTTCACGTCAGGAGTTAGTGACTCCCGAATATCTTTCATGCCCATCACGCACTCCCATGTGTCTTTGTATTAAAAGTTAAGTGAATCACATTGCCATCTTCCCTTCTAGTAAAGACAGGTTGTTCTTCTTCGGAATCTTCTAACACATGTGAAAAGGTATTTAAAAAGTATTCTTTAATCCGCTCGCGAAACTCGTCGTCCTCTTCCATTAACGGTAAGCAAGACGCAAGCATGCCACAAACATTACGTATTAAATCTATTTGATCCTCTGCTAAATCTCCCATTAAGTGTTCTTCAACATATGAGTTAACTTCTCCTTCCCATTCGCCTTTGTCATTAAACACAGGCTCTACTGCAATAGCAAAAGAAGATTTATTGTATCGCTCATCTTGATCATCAATCATTGTAACTACCTTTGTATTTTGTTACACGGAAAACTAACAAATATGCTAGGCATCAGCTTAACAGATTTTTTCTTTTCGTCAATCCATTCTTGTGGTACGTCTTTATCATTGTATAGGAACCCATGCTTTTCGCACCAAGAAGCGTAGGTTGTTTTAGCTCCCTTCCGTAATTTAGATTTGCTGTTACTAAATACAAAACGAATGTCTAAATTAGGGTGTTGTCTTTTAATTAAAAGATGTTTGCGCCTATCTTCTGGGGTGAACCTGCCTTTAGTTTCTACTATGATCCCGTTCGGCAATAGAAAGTCCGGTGTATAAGTGCGATATGCTAAATCTTCCCACTCTACTTTCATGCACTCATACTTAGCTGAGCACTTACGACTCATTAAAGATTGCAGAACACTTTTTTCTAGGCCGGACTTATACCCATGCTTAATCGCTAACTGTCTTGTCCTGTTGTGTTTCATCGGCTATCTCTATATACGCAACCGTAGGAGGTTCCTTTGCTTGCGAGCAAAGCGAGGGTAGCTCTTGCAGAGAGGGCCAACACTTGTATCTATATTTGCACCAACTGCATTCTTCACCAAGAATCTTATTACCAGTTGGTTTCTTTCTGAATGTTTCGGGTACAGGTTCAAAGCAACGCTCAAACTTATTTTTTTTCAGCTTGTCTGCTTTTTCTTTTATATCATCAAGTATGTCTTGTTTGTGAACCTCCATGTCCCACGCAGACACATACTTAAATTCACCTGTGGCTTTATTAATAACCCACCACCCGCCTACGTCAACACCCAATGCTTTTGCATAGCCAGCAAGCTGACCGACATAACCAAAAGCATCATGCTCTTTTAGAGTGTGGTAATCTTTGAACTTATTTTTATAAGACCAAGGCGATGCGGATTTAATATCGTCAACACGATTGTCTAGAGTTAGATCATGCGTACCTGAGATCTTATGATTACCTAAAGAAAGCGTAGATAAATATCCATCTTTAAAATCCACACCTGCTTCTGTCATCACTCCTTTGAAGACAGCTTCCACAATGTCACCAATCATCATGTTCATTAGGAAGTTAGCAGGGGGATCCACACCATCCTCTGGTTTATTTTTTTCAAACCAAAGTTGACAATACGGCCTGCCAATATTTGACATGCGTAAAGTAAACTTGCGTTTCCTTTGGCTGAATTGTTTGCCGATAGCTTCCTTGATATCGGCTACGATACGGGCAACTGTAGCTTCTTCCATACTACGGTTGCCTTTTCTCGCGTCCTCAAGGTACTTATGTATCTTGAGTTCCTGTGGATGATTCATCCTTGATCCTCTTCTATGTCGATAAACTCATCGACTAGAGCGGCATCCTCCTCAGAAATTTGTTTACTTAACTTTTCGTTGTGCGACTCCACAATGTATTCGTTGTAATTACCAATCCACTCTATGAAGTTTTGAAACTTCTCTTGATCCGCATCTGTTATTTCTACGGTAGAAGAGATATCAAGTTTGTAACTAGGGACATAATATTCAATGGCAGTATTGCCTTCGCCTCCCCGTGTAGAACTGCACTGTATCCAATGCTGAATCGGAAGACGTTTGTTCTTCCCTAATTTTGTAAAGGGTTCGCCCATTGTGCGGAATGCTTCAGCATTGTCTATTTCCCAGATGAACGAATGCACCGTGTCAGAAGTTATTGCTTCCCCCGATTCATCAACTGCATTAACTAGTCGCACTTCTCCGAGTAACACACGGACACGTTTAATTGTTTTGAAAAACTTTTTCTTTTCTTCTGGAAGAGATGCAAAGTCTTGAATATAACCCGGAGGCTTACCACAGTTAAATGTTCCAATGTTATCCTTCATGTCTCCATTGAGATCCTCACCCATAATTGTTTTCACATAAGTGTTATCAGATGAATCATAACGCTTATACATAAAACGCTGTAGGAAAACACGTATCTCTATACTCTCTGCATAGACATACTTATCATCAGGCAGTTGCAGTCGATACGAACCAGAAGAAACAACTTCCATGTTTTTCATTTTGCCTTTGACTTCAACCTGTCCCATGACAGGTTTATTCCAAATGCGAAGACGGGGAAGTGTAGAAGATTTAGAAGGAGCCTTTGCCATGTCGGCCCCCATGCCCATAGCTTGGGCCATAGCTGAAAAGTTGCTTGTATTGATTGTTGATACTTCAGTAGTCATTATGCGACCTCCATTTGTTCTAGCCAATTGTGCCCTAATTTTGCTTCGAGTACAAGAGGAACGTTGAACTCTATTCCGAAACGATCTTTAATAATATCGTATAGCGCATTGTTAACTTTATTAATTACCCGAACAACAGATCGCTCCTCATCTGGATGCACATCGATGACAATGGAATCATGTACTGAATTTACAATTACCGAATTAAGTTTTGTCAACTCCTGTTCTATGCAAAGAAGCACAGCAGGAACTATGTCCGCTGTCGCAAGCGATTGAACAGGATAGTTTTTTACTGCGGTAAAGTCTGTAATCGTTCCATCTCTACGCCTCTTCACATGAGGAAAAGAAAACTGTCTGCCACTGGGAGTGGTTATTTTTTTATAGGTAAGAACTTCTTTGGCTAACTCTCTGTGCCATCGTCCGATTCCTTTATACTTATCGATAAACTGTTCGTAGTATGCGGCCTCTGCTGATGTTCTTCCATATCCTGTTGCTCCATATAACGGCGCAAAAGTGTGTGCTTTCGCCTCCTGCCTGCTAATTTTTTGGCCCGCTTCCGAAATAACTTTTGCGGTGTATGCATGGACATCAAACCCCTCATTTATTTCTTGCATGGCTACCGGATCTTGCGATAAAAAAGCCGCAACGCGAAACTCAAGCTGTGCAAAATCTGCTTCCATAATCTTGCCGCCTTCCCAACGTGATATGAACACACGTTTTACGGGGAATGTTCCACCGCGAGGCATGTTCTGCATGTTAGGGTCTCGCCCGGAGAATCTCCCCGTTGCTGTCATGTGCTGAGTTAATCTAACATGAAGCCTATCGTCATGCTTAGTGTGAATCCTGATACCGTCAATGAAACTAGATAGATACGTATCGAGCGCAGAAAGTCTTCTAAGCTTAGATAAGAAGTTCGCCGCGCTCTCCATTGATCGAGTCTTTGCAACATGTTCTAAATACTCCAAATTAGTTTTGCTTGTACTGAATCCATTTGCACTGTGCCACTTTGCACTGGGAGCGGAAAACTTTAGTCCTGCTAGTTTAGGTAAATTAATTAGCACGTACCCACGACCCATGCAAGTAGAACATTTCGTGGGTTTTTTATAATCTGACCCATCCTTTTTAGTTTTAAAATAGGAGCCATTGCCATTACATTCGCTACACTTTTTAGCTTTGGTGCGCCGAACTGGAATTGATAGTTTGTTTACAAAACTTTTAAAGTCCACAGTGTTCATGTAGGGATTAGCTTCATTAGCCCAATCCGTTTTGTTTATAGGTTTTCTAGAATAAATCACCCAAGAAAGTTGTTCAGGAGAATTAAGGTTGATGGGGGTATCACCCATAAGCTCTCTTACCTCCCGTTGTAATTCCTTTTGAAGCGCGGCTTTCTCACTTTCAAATTCTATCCGTACTTGTTCCAGTGCTTTAGTGTCTACTTTAAAACCAGTGCGATAAATTCTAGACAGTAGCATACAGGTATGCATTGTCAGATCTAACACGGTGCTCAACTCGCGGTTAGCTTTGTCATGCATGTCCGCAGACTGCTCATCGTATAAAGCCCATGTAGTGGCTAAGTCAGCGTAAAGATATTCCTTCAGTTCTTCATACGGAATTTCAGATACCGGCACACCCTGTTTCAAATACTGTTTCATGGTGTCCTGTTTTTTTGCAGACAGATCTCTTCTTTCAGCTATCGCTTCTAGAGAGAGGGGTTCTTTAATCCCGCGTTGAAATATATACTCTGCTAGCATGGTATCCCAGACGATGCCATCATATTTAAAGCCCGTCTCCCATAACCATAGTAAATCGTGATTAATGTTTTGCCCAATTAGAACAGTAGTTTCATCTAATATTTTTTGCAGGGTATCGCAATCTTGTTTTCTGTACTCATACTTGCAGTCATACTCCGCATGATCAAAAGTAAAATGCTTAGGCTTTTCCCCTTCGATTTGCACACCAACCATAACTAAAGTATTTGTTGACTCAAAAGGATCGAGATGCAATTTACCATCGCGCCGGGTCACAGTATTCTCAACGTCAAGAACAACTTTCATGCGTAGACACCTCCCATAAATCTTCGATAGACAAATTGTAGCAAGTTGATTTAACAACGTATCCGTTGTCGGGATCAATTTCTCCCTTCTTCATGTGCCTTGCTAAATCAAAAAACTTTTTATGCGCAATCAAACCAAGAAACCACGCAACACTATAATCGTTTTTAACACGCACAAAAGCATAATGATCACAGCACTGATGCAGGCTTAGCTCTGCTACACTACAATCGTAATGGGGTAACGGTGTCACTGATGTTCTTTTAGTTTTTACATCAACGGTTTGCCCATTAGCTAAAACTAAATCGTAATCAAACGTATTCTTACGCAGGGCATTTAATAACTGTGCCGAAATAATTTCACCAATAAATCCTGCTATGTTTCCTTGGCCCCTAGTAATACTGTTATTCAACCTGCCCATCTGAACGGCTGAGTCCCTTGCTTCTAATAGTTGTTTATCTGTTATGAGAAGCTCAATCATTTTAGTTCAAACGTCGTACCTGCTAATCGTGTAGTCTAAGATACAATCAATACGCCCATGCCATCCTGATAATTTATTTTTAGCCACGTTTACATGACGCAAAAACTCATTAGCTTCCAACCCCTCCGCCGGAGTGTCTTTCGCAATCAACAACATCAGGTCTGCTTCAGAAGCCTTGCCTGTTTTACTGCCCTCCATCATTGATTGATTGAGGTTAGCCCTACCCTCCGCCTCTGCTGAAAGCTGAGACATATAGAACACAGCGCAGTTGTACTCTTTAGCTATTTGCCTAGCATGAATTGCACATAACTTCAGGCCTTCGTGTGATTGATCGGGGGCAAATTTATCTCCCATATCTAACACAAGAATATCGGGGCTGTATGTTTTACATATCAACTCAACCCAGTGCATGTTTTGCCCGGTTGCATCTTTTAATTTAATGTTTTTTCTAAGCTTGTTCCATCTCGACAAAGCTTCGCGTGGATTATTTTTAATCTCCCGCATTGTCATGCCGGATGCCGCAGTCAAGTAACGGGAGCCTACACGATGGGGTGCTTCCTCATTACACAACACAATACAGTTAGCTCCCTGCACTGCAAAGCCATCCGGTCCCGCCAATAAAGACGCATGGAAAGATGTCTTGCCTGTATTTGGTCTGGCTCCTCCGATAATCAAATGTCCCGCATTAACGCCCTCAACACGCTCCGCAAGGCTGGATAAATTAAAACGCCATCGCGCTTCTAAATCGCTCTTTTCTAGTAAGCCTTCAAGAGAAAGATCATCCCACTCAATATTTAAGTCTGGTAGGAAATCATCACGATAGTTCTCGATGATTCTGCGCAAAGGTTCAAGGGAGTTTGCACCTCCGTTGACATATCGCACACCGACATTTGCAATCTCTCGCCCAAGATATTTTTGAAATAGTTTAGCTAAGATTCCATTAGCTACATCGGAGCCAATGGTGGGTTGAGATTTAATTTGTGTAAAAAGTTTTTCATAGGAGTCTCTCTCTGCTGTGGTCATGGTGGGATTATTAACAAAAAACAACCCGGCAACTTCTTCAGCAGAGAGATCTCTTTTGTACTCTTGCATTGCTTTATCGATAGTTGTTTTAACACGACCAAGCTCTTTAGTTCTAAATAATTTAGGCGGACATTTTGTGCCCTTGTAATCATCGTAAAAAGATTTGGTTAACAAACTTTTTATTAGCGACAATTCCTCTATCATTTACTTCTCCATGATCGAGGAAACAACTTTTTATTTGCCTTGCGCAAACCTTTATTCACTTCTTTCATACAAAGCTGTTGCCGCTTTTTAATTTTATTCCACTCACTCTTAGAAAGTTTTGTGCGCCCGTCACCCCACAAGGTGGTTATATATGTCCACTTTCTGCCGTGCTTTGCTCTGACAAGTCGATACCCAGAGCCGATGCGAGGAGCTTCTGTCGTTATTACAATTTCCCATGCTTCTTCTTTCATTTCTTAACTGCCCTATAGTTTGACCTTTCCCTTCCAGTGTACGCAGACGCTGAAGCGTTACGGTCTCTCATGTAAACCTGATCAATCGCATCTTGCTCGCTTATCGCACGAACATTACGAATGACCAACTTCTGATGATAGTATACATCATAAAGGTAAATCATATAACCCTACTCCTGAGTGTGGTACTTACGAATCTCTTCTTCAAGAGCCGGGTAATGCACACTAGCAGGCACAGGCAGGCCGATTTTAGGTGCTAGCTGTTCAGCCATAGCTTTGAACTTATCGTAATTGACAATGTCATTAGCCATCTCAGCCTCATTGGCTAGGAACAATGACCACAGGTAAGCGCACTCACCTGTAAGTCCCGTGCTACCATAGGCACGTTCGACATACGGAACTTTACTCATTTAAGCCTCCTTTTCTAAATCCCATTTAACTTTGTTCGATGGCGTAACGTCATAGACCTTGTGTGTAATCCTAAACACAGCCCATGTCAGAAACACACATAAGAGTAGAGCGTAATGTCCAAGGATACTATGACCTATAAACAACAATTCTCCGGTTAGTATGCCAAATGCTAAGCACCAAAAAGTTGCAAGTATAATTGAAGCTAAAAACTTCCATTCGGGTGGTGAATTACGTAAGGCATTGTATGACGGATTAAGAAACTCTAAAACCTTTCTCATGACTTTTTTCCTTGTAAAATTTTAACCAGCACTCCGCACACAAGTACTCCGGGGTGTCGCCTACTTTTGCGTCTGCACGTTTGTCGCAGTAATTACATTTAATCTTCTGCATTTAGCGCCTCCCTCTGTTCGTCAGTAAGCTCCCACTTTCGGGTAATTATCCAATGCCCACGTGGAATAGGCCCACTCCACCTTTTATCGTAACTGGTAACAGTATTTCTGGGTCTTGCCTTGCGCTGAACTTCTTTCGGATCACGGTATGGTAAATTATATTCTTCACGTATGACTCTTATCCGAGATTTAATAGTCGTCACGGGAGTGTCAAGCGCCTCTGCAATATCATCTAATATTACACCGTCTCTATACAGAGCGACCAGCTTATCAATTCTAGCTTGGGGCCATCGTGTACTTTTCATTTATAACATCTCCTCTAGAGCTTGTAAGTCCTCTGATAACTTATATTTTAAATCATCCATTAAGCCTAAAACTTTACCATTTAGCTCATTGGCGATGTCAATAGCCTTAATCAAAGCATCGGGGTCAAGTGCAACAATCACATTGTCGTAATGCTTTTTTATGTACTGTTTGTGGAAGGGTGTGAGGTTTGTACCTAACAAAGCTAGGCATACACATTTGTGTGGGTACAATGTGCCTATAACGTAGGCACTTATTGCATCTTCAACAATCACAACGGTGTCAGGGTTATGCCCATGCACGTACGGAACAGGGGACGAAGCGTAGCGTAACCACTTGGGTTTTCTACCATTCAACGATCTGCCAACTGCATCAACTAACTCCCCATTCTTATGCACCACAAGAAATACCAAACGATCTTGGCGTATGTCATAGAACACATCTTGTGGGTCTATGTCGTACCGCCTCAAGAAGGCAGGGTATATGGGGTTTTGTACATCCGGGTAATGCACAAGGTGAGGAGGTATCGCAAAAGTAAATAACTCTTGCTCGGATTGATGTGCAATGTCGTCAGCTAGAATGTCTTCTATTGTCGATACTTCCATGCTTGTATTCTCCACGCCAGAAAGACGGCAGGTATTCTTGTAGCAGTTGTATAAGATGCTGTACATATTGCGGGACACGGTGAAAGTATTTTTACCTAAACATACAGGACAGTCGCCCCGGTACGTTTGTCCTTCATCAAGATTTAATGAATCAATAAGCTTGGCTACAATAGGACTTGACATACTGTGCTCCCTTTAATGGTTCATTTGCCGGTGTGGACAGAGCGGAGCGTACAGGCCTCACTCGCGCTTGTCAAACTATTTTTCATATACGGCATGACCGAAGCAGGAGTGCTGTGTCCGGTGACTGCCATGATCTGGGGCATAGGTACTCCCGCCTCAACCATTTCCGTTGTGCCTGTTCTACGTAAGTCTGCGAGGCGTAGTTCGTCGGGTAATCCTGCACGGCTCTTCACCTTGTTCACCCAACGTGATATCTGATACAGGTCATACGGTTTCATACTACCTGTAATGCTGGGTGCTACGTAATCCTGAAAGTCGAACGCACCATTCTGCTGTTGAAGCATGTTAAATAGATTGTTGCTGATAGGAATCTTGACTTGTGCCCTGCGCTTTGACTGAACCAGTTTTACATACTGCTCTTCAAAGTTGATAGCATCCCACGTCAACAGACGCATGTCACCTACACGTTGACACCACTCGTAGCACATCTGTGCAATGAGTCCAATTGAACGTGTCTCCCACTCAGAGTAAGCAGTGCTCAAAAAACTAGACACTTGCTCTGGTGTCCAAACAATTCTACGTGCCTCCTCCCTCTTAGACTTCACCTTACGCCAAGGGTTCGTGTCAATAAGATCCATGCGTATAGCATAGCTGTACAGCCTGCGGCACACAGCAAGCACACGATTGGCCAACACGGTCCCCATGCTTTTGTCAATAGCGTCAAAGGCAGAGTTAGCAGTAGCTCCAGTAATTTTTTGGTAGTCAATATCCGCAGGTAAATTTTCTGACGCAAGGCGTAGCCAATACTTGTACTGGTTTCTAGTTGTTTGCGCTAAGTTATTGAATTCGTTAGAGCCAAGGTACAAAGACACTAGCTCCTCAAAGGGTTGATGTATACGTTTAGCCATCGCGATTCTCCAGATAAGCATCTTTAAACTCAGAAAGGGCCACAAACAATTTTCGTTTGTCAGCCCTCTTTGAATTACTAAACACTTCATCATAAACTTTATCCACATCCACAAGATCATCGGAGACCCGATCAATCAATGCGGTAAGAAGATCATAAGTTTTAATTGGTCTAGTGTGGTACATAGTTATCTCACATGTCTCCATGTTTTGTACGTATTAACCTGATGAATGCAATGATGAGATACATCAAACTTACCTGCAATCTCACGGTTAGTTAGTGTTTTTGATAACTCACGAATCAGACGCACATCATCTTCAGTGAGCTTTGCCCTGTAGTGCTTTTCCCCATGCGCCCACTCATGGCGGGCGTCACGGGCGTAAACACTGTAATGTTTACGGTCTACTGTCATGAGAAATATTCTCGCAATGCATCCATGTCCTGATAGTTAGGTTTTTTGATAATACCCCTAGCGATATTAAGAACATTCCCGTATGGGATACCAGTTTTGCGAGCTACCATTGATAGCTTGCGGTCTGCAAGAAGGACACGAATTTCGTCTGCGTTAAGTAGTAAGACGTTAGCTCTAGCTTTCATCACTATGCTCCTGTTGTAAATAAACTGTTTGATCCATATCCCTGTTGTCACAATGTGAACAAGACCGAGCCAACGGCCACGTCTCAGGGTAGACGTGATCACACTTTAGGCAGTGAACCTCCCAACCTACATTATCTATCATTCATTCTCCTTTCCAAATCTACAATCGCAGAGCGCAAACTATTGCCCCTACCCTCCTGAAATGAATCGGGAGACCTTGCAACCCAACTGCGGGTCTCACCTAAATAGACTACAGAAACTCTGTTGTTCTGTAAAAAGTTCATCAGCGATGTGTCGCTACGTTTCTTGCGAAGCTCTTCAGCTTGCTCGTGTAGATCACTCATTGTTTTTTCCTCGTACAGAAATACTTGTGCTCACCACAAATGTTAGTGAAGCCGATGCTACGACTCTCATCCGACATAAAATATCCGACACCTGCGGTGGCACCGAACACAAATAAAATAAAAGCATATATTTTAAACATAAATGCTCTCCATAAATTGGACTCAGGGACAGGAGTCGAACCTGCATAGAACTGATTTGCAGTCAGCCGCATAACCATTCTGCCACCCTGAGAAAAAAGAGGTCTAGGAAAATCCCAGACCCCAAAGCAAAGCATTAAGCCGCAATCCCTACCAATGTCTTGAAGGCAGGACGGGCAATCACATCCTGTACCTGTTGCTCGATACGGGCTTGCTTACGTGCCATGTCTGTACCCTCCCGGCCAGTGACGTGTGTGCCGATGTGAGTCATGACATTGAACAGGCGGTAACCTGTGTCACCGAGGTTCTTGTACATATTCCAGATACGAGCACCTTCCTCAACCATCTTGGCATTGATCTTGATGCCTGACGCAACACGATACGTAGCTACTTCCTTGCGAATAAATTCTATAGCTATCTCCTTGGTCACCTCTGTGCCCATCATGGTTGCGTACATCTCCGCCTCTTGCTCAAGACGTTGAGGCCAATCAGCCACGACAGTGCCTAGCTTTTCTGGATCAGCCAGTAGTGTGTGCTTACGATCCACCTGCAAGTTCTCAGCGATAGACGCACACCCATTGCTACACCAGTAACGGAATAAGCCACACTGTATGTGATGCTTGAACGTCATGTCATGTGAGTCATACAGGCGAAAGCGCATCGAGTGTAGGTCACCCACGGCAGGTGCATACTGATACTTCTTGAACAATATATCCACTGAGTAAGCTGAGTTACCTTTGGCTTTGTTGAACTTCACTTGTATTTGTGAGGTATCAATGCCAGATGCTTCGATGCCTTCGCGGAAGGCGTCCCACATACGACTGAAGTTTACGGGGTTATGCTGTCGCTTGGACACGCACATGACCCCATCGGTCAGAGGATTGATGATAGCATGATGCCCATCGACCTTTCGCCCATTATGCACAAGGGGTTCCCGCACTGGATCAAAGTCCAGTTCAACAGGAAGGGCAGGGATTGAAGTAAAGTCTTGATATACGCTCATAACATTTGCTCCTTTAGCAAAGTGATAATATTGTGCTTACAATTATACGGATAAAAAATTAACTGTCAAGCTGTTTAGTTTTGAACAGGTCAATTTTTACTCTGACTTTGTCCAATAGGGTGCAGGCTTCGTCCAATTCCGTAGACTCATAGTCGCCTGTGTCATGTAATTTTTCAGACGCACTCTCCAATAGTGCATCCACCGAATCAATTGCGAACTCTAGCTGTGCTTTGTTGTGGTCAAGTTCATCTTGTGTCCTCCGTAAATTTATTTGCGCTTGTACTGTCGCTAAGTAATTGTGCGTAGACTCTTCATCGTTAGTCATTGATTTACTCCTTTTTGTATCTTTTTTCAAGAATTCTGGCTGTCTTTTGAACCCGGTTAAAGAGGTCATCATATTGTTCAAGGTGGAGCAAATTAATGTCTGCACGACCTTCCGGTGGAAATCTACCTTTCCTCT